AGAAAGACAAAAAGAAAAGAAAAAAGCTATCAACTTATGAGATATTAAGTCTTATAATAGAAGCGGTCGGAGTACTCGCAACACTCATTGCTTTATTAAAAGACTAAGTTGATAGCTAGGGTGGGAGGGGCGAAAGCCCCAACCACTTGAAGTATAGCACATCGTATATAATAATACAATGAAAAGCAGTGATAAGATTAGACACACATTGACTGTAATTCTCTGTTTAGCAACTATTGTGGGTGTTAAAATGGGGATGCCTATTCCGGTAAAGATATGTATGGGATTTTTAGCAGTAGTGTTACTGGTGATGATTCTGTATAAGCTAATGAGTAGAGATTAGGTAAGAAGGCTGACCTATCGGCTACACGGGGAGAAAGGAAAGATGGAAGTGTTACAAATTAGTTTGGCGGCGGCAAGGGTTAATGCAGAAATGACACAGGAACAAGTGGCAGAAAAAATGCAAGTCGATAGATCTACTGTTAGAAGATGGGAAAAGGGAGATAAAATTCCTGGATATGATGAATCGAAAAAATTATCGGCTATATATAATATACCATTAGACTATATTTTTTTTGGGAAAAAATCTCGCTAAAAGCGAGAGTTGGCGCTGATTGACAAACCTCGGTACTAATGTACCGAGATAACCTCGGTATTTTTTGTATGATATTGCCATCAAAACGAAAGGAAAGAAATTGTATGGTAACAACAATAAGATTGCCGGAAGAATTACATAGCAAGTTAAAAAGGAATGCAAAGAAGCAAGGGATGACATTCAATGGATATGTATTAAGCATATTGTGGAAAAGCGTGCAGACAATGTGCCATAACGACACAATACAGTTTTGATGATACAAACACGCCCTAAGCAAGTGTGTGAATTTGGGAAGGAGGGGAAACAATGCGAAAAGATGGTGAAAAATATAGAGAACAAACAACGCTCCGATTCCCTGTAGCTTTGAAAAAGCAATTACAGGAGGAAGCAGAGCGTAAAGGGATAAGTTTGAATAGTTATATTTTGTTGCTTATTGATAAAGTGCATCGGTGTCAACAGGAATAGAACCATGTTCCTTTTCGTACTGTTCAACAAAGCCCTTTAAGATGTGCACGGCCTCTTGGTTGTACGAACGGCTTTCTTTCTTTGCAATAAACTTTAGTTTTAAATAAAGTTCGTCTTCCATACGAAGACCACGCATGGGTACAGCAGATGGCATAATTATCAGTCCTTTCTATAAGTGATAGCACTATATTATCAGATTGAATACAAGAAAAATATATTCACATTGTTGACAAAGTGTATACACTATGATATTTTTGTGGTGTCAGCAAAGTGAATACACCAAAGGAGGTAGTCATGCAATTGTTAATTAGAACGCCAGCAGAGACAAAGGAGTTTTTGCAAAAGGAAGCTCAAAAAATCGGGATCACCATGAATGCATTGGTATTGGTGATTTTACAGAATTGGATTCAAGAAAAAAAGAAATAGCAGTGTCGGGTTTCGACACAACTGGTGACACAAACACGCCCTAAGCAAGTGTGAGCGAATGAGAGAGGAGGGAAACAATGGACAACTGGCATAAGACAGACATAAAGTTGCGTCTTGATCTGATGGTAGACGGGGAAGGTCTTTTAGATCGGGTCGTAAAATTGAAAAATGCAGCAAATGAAGTTGCTGTGCTGGCAACCGGAATAGAAAGGTATTTGACATTGCAACAGCCGGACTTAGCAGAACAAAATCCGGCTGCGTCCGGAGACAATAAAGAAAGCTAGTTTTTCTTTATTATCTCCACAGCTTCATCAAGCTTATGTACGATGTCGGCACCGAGATTATAAAGGACATCGATGGTTTCTAAATCAATATCAGCTTGATTTAAGGCTTCTTTGTAGTTATCTTCAAAATCATGTGATATTTGAATGATTTGCAAAGCTAATGGATTCATAATGATTTATTACTCCTTTCGTATAACTCGGCTCCTGCATGAGCCTGTTATTTAAGGTTAACATAAGGCGTTATGATTCAACAAATTCCGCTCGCTTATAGAATGGAGGAAAACAATGCAAGATGTTACATCTTTTTCTAATCGCAAGTTGTCAGAAGAGGAATTTTCCAATAAATACTGGATGAAGGGAAAATACAAATATCAATATTATACAGTAGGGATAGAGGATGCAAACAAATTCTGCTTACCTATGGAAAGGAGGGGAACAATGCGAGACGATACATCATTTTCTGATCGCAAGTTGTCAGAAAAGGAATTTTCTGACAAATACTGGATGAAGGGAAAAGTCAAATATCAATATCATACAGCAGGGATAGAAGATGCAAGAGACGAAAGAGAGCAGCTTGTATTTAATAATGTCCGTGCATTGTATGATCTGTATAATGATCTGCTGGTAAACAATGTATATCGCACACAGACAGAGATTAGACAGATGAGAACAAAAATTAATAAGTACACGAGACTGGTTGTTGCAATTTTTTTGTTAGTAATCAATTTGATCATATTAGGACTTAGATAGGAGAAAAGCAAACCATGAAAAAATTGTTCATTAGCCAACCTATGAACGGCAAGACGAAAGAGGAGATTCTTGCAGTAAGGGAGGGGATGCCGCATTGAGTATATGTGTGCTCGATACTATGGCATTATGGCGCTCGTTATTGAAACGAATTGCAGAAACGAAAAATGATGTATGGTCTGGTGATACAAACACGCCCTAAGCAAGCATAAGACAACCAGATCACTTCATATATTGTCACAATTTTGGAGGTGATTCTATGTGTAGAATATTAATTAAAAAAGCCGGCAAATTTGTCGATTTTGAAACATTAACATCAGAGGAAAAAGATACAGTGCGTTGTATTGTGACTGGTAAGTTAGCAGATACGCTCATGCTTCAGCTTGGATACAAGAGAGTTGCGAAGCAGCGAAAAGAGAAAGCGGGATAATACAAATTGCTGAGCTATCGGCATGACGGGCAAACTCCCACCCTATTTTGATCCCCCGGCGTTTGGCCTGCCGGGGGGATTAGAGAACAAGAAAGGAGAACCTTATGACAGTACAGAGAGCGACTACGTTAGACAGCCATAAAGAATGCAGATTGTGCGGTAAGATCTATTCACTGCGGCATGACAAAAAGTTTTGTCCGTGTGGCGGATTTATCTATACGATTAGTCAGGTGTATCAGCCAAAAGTAAAAAAAGAGCAGTAGACGAATCTACTGCCCCTATGATGAACCATACAAGTTACACCGTACAAATCTATTGTAACAAACATATGGTTCATCCGTCAATAAATCCACTGACGGATATTTTGTTAGGGGGATTTATGTGGAAAGACGAATATCGGGTCAGTGATCCGTTTTTTATCGTGCATTGTAAAAGTTGTGGAAAAAAGTATTGGAGTACCAGACGGAGCAATGCAGTGTGTAGCTTTTGTCACAGCGAAAATGTGTATACGGAGACACCGAAGCACACGATCGTCAAAGAAGGAGGGTAATAATGTACACCATATGTGTTGCAGCATTAAAGGGTGGCGTAGGTAAGACAACGACCGCCACCAATATAGCATATTTGTTAAGCAAAAGTAACAGGGTATTATTTGCAGATGCCGATTGTCAAGGCGATTCGTCAAAAGTGTTTGGAGCGTATTCTGCATCGTTTGGCGGCATGGCAAAGCTGATGCAGAATGGCATATCTGTATCTGATGATATTACCGTAGATGATTACTGCAGAACACCAAAGTCTGGCAGTTTAACAGTGCTTCCGGCGAATGAGTGGCTGCAGAAAACGAATGCAGAACTCATGCTCGAAAGAAAGATGAATCAGATCAACATATTGCAGAAAGCATTGGATTCTGTGCAAGAAGATTATGATTACTGCGTGATTGATTGTGGACTACAACTGGATCTGACAGTAGTTAATGCGATTATGGCATCAGATTTGGTGCTGTCACCGATGCGTCTTGGTGGATTTGAGCTTGCTGCACTGACACGTTTACAGGAACAACTCTATGATTTACGCAGGATACGTCCGGATATTAAATTGATGATTTTTGGAACTATGTTCCAGAACAATGCTTCGTCCCGCGAGGCAGAATGTCAGATGCGTAGTCATTTTGGACAATCATATATGCAAACTCATATACGCCATAGCACACCGTTGATGCGTCGGTCTTTTGGTGCAGGAACGATTACGCAAAGTTCTCCACGTTGCAACGCATCTAAGGACTACATAGCGCTGTTAGATGAACTGCTGGGAGGTGACTGGCGTGAATAAATTTAGCATTTTTGATGGGTTGAGTGCGGCGTCTGTTGCTGATGCAGATAATACGGATCGTGCCAGGGTAGACGTTCCGTATGACAAGATCTATCGCAATTCGGACAACTTTTATCCACAGAGTGAAATCAAAGAATTGGCTGCGAAAATCTTAATGGTTGGTTTGTTAGAGCCGATGACTGTTACCTTTAATCCATGCGAGCAGGGTGAGTACCGCCTCACAGATGGTGAACGCAGATATAACGCTATTGGGTATTTGCGCGAACAGGGGTATGAGGGATTTGATGTGGTGTCAGTCCGCATAAAGCCGGTAAAGAACGAACATGAGGAACGAATAACTCTGATTCTGGGTAACTCTTATCGTACAAAGGATATTGCTACGTTGATCAAAGAGGAGCAGGTGCTAAAGGAAGAATTGACCCGAATGAAAGCGGAGGGGATGTCTTTGAATGGCTACGATCTGCAAAAAGGCAGGATCAGAGATGTGATTGCGGACTTGATGAACGTGTCAAAGACTAAAGTGGCAGAGCTGGAAGCGATAGCGAAACATTTACGCCCGGAACTTATGAAGAAGTTAGAAAATGGTGAGATAAAGCAGTCTACGGCATACAAGCTATCCAAATTGACGCCAGAGGAACAGGCGAATTATGTGGACAAGCCTAAGGTAGAAAAAGCAAAACCACAGGCGCAGTCGGATGTGCCCAATGCAACCAAACAGCAGGAATGTGCGAATAGAAAACAACCGGGAGAATCAAAGAAGGAACAGATCTATATTCCGTCACTGTCTCAATATATTCTGCGGACAGAGGGGTGTTCTGTTGCTGATTTTCTCCGTCGCTATTTACCGGATGATGTCGATGTGACAGTCTTAGCAGATGCATTGTTGCTGCTGGCGCATAACTATCAACGAGATATCGTGCAGCAACGCATGGTAGATTGCACGGGGGAGTATAAGAATGCGGATAGTTAAGATATGTGGGAAGTTGTCTAATCCACCGCCAAGCGGCAGAAGAGAAGGAGGCAGATCATTGCGCAGAGATGATAAAGACATTAAAAGTATGAATCGGTACGAATACCGAGAACTGAAAAACTTTTGCTACCAATACCCATGGTGGCACAAACAATTGGAGGAATTAAATGAGAATCTAGGGGTGTCAGCTAGCAGTTATGATGATGTTCCTACGGCGAAATCCATGGATTCTGCCGTAGAACGCAAAGCACTGCGCATGGTGCAACTTAACGAGAAGATCAACATGGTCGAGTTGGCGGCGCAAAGTGTTAGTAAGGATTTGGCATTTTACATATTGGAATATTGCACGAATCCGGGGATGTCTTTTGCCAGATTGGACGCATTATATGGCGTACCGTGTTCCGAGGCTACGTTTTATCGCCACAGGACAGATTTTTTTCGAGCATTGCGGGACATTCGAAATGACTATAAGACACATTGTTCTCGTTTTGGGCGGCAAAACTGGAACCGGAAGCGCGAACCATGGAATAAGGGAAGGAGCAAATAATGAGATTTCCAAAGACAAAAAGAGATTTTGAGATAGATGTAATGAAGGCGTATTGCGACGGATTTATGACTGCATGTAATCAGGACGTAGGGGATGTTCGATCGCAAATGCTCTCATGTGCCGGTGGTTTTTGCAAGGACAATGTTTTTCGATTTATTGGTAGAGATAATTTGCCGGATTTTGTGAAAAAACATTTTGGAATGTAAGCAGTGAGCGGTGATAATTGGTGGTTCGATTCCACCACGCTGCATTTATGCGACGCCTGATCAGCCGAGCATAAGTAGTACGCCTATAGTTCAGTGGGATGCTGTATCGTTTACGGGATGTGGTATCGTGCGTTTACGCTATAGGTTAGGGGTGCACTAGCGTCTATGGCAGGGGCAGTGTATGACTCTATGCATGGGGACTTGGACGATTTGTTTTATGGCAAGGCGGACTGGTTGCTTATGCGACCCTAGATGAATACATACAAGGAGGTTACAGCGCATGAGGAAGACTGGATTAGACAGTTTTCCGATAAATGTGGTGAATAATGACAATGTTGACAAATTGATTAAGGAATACGGATATGAGGGTCACGCATTTCTGATCGCTATTTGTCAGAAGATATTTGCAGGAGAGGGCTATTACGTCCAGTGGGATGAGCGAGTTTGTACAGACTTTGTGCTTTTTACTTTGCATAGAAATGCCAAGGTGATCAACAAAGTGTCAGACATAGTTAGCTTCTGCCTGAGGAGAGGAATTTTTTCGAGTGCGCAATTTGAAGAGCATGGAATCTTGACATCGAAAGATATTCAAGAGTTTTACATCCACGCAACCAAAAAGCGCAAACAAATTTTTTTGAAAAAAGAGTACCTCTTAGTTAAAGTCACCCATTTATCGGAAAAATACATAATTTTGGACGAAAAAGGAGACTCGGAGGAACAAAGTAAAGTTAAAGTAAATAATAATTATTTATGTATGGCGCAAACGCAAAGCGGATCGGATCGAGACAATGTGCAGGCGATTGATGAATCTATGAAACATCCTACTTTGCAACAGATTGAACAATATGTAGCACAGAAGTGCAGTAAGGTTAATCCGAAAGAATTTTTTGCGTATTACGATGCTAAAAATTGGAGAACCGCTCGAGGTAATCCTATTAGGGATTGGAAGGCGCAGATAGACATTTGGTCAGCGAGAAATACGACTTCCGGAACGCCGGTTAAACGTGTTTTGCAACCGATCCGTTCGAGAAATCAATTTCAACAGTTTAGCCAGAGAACGGTGACTGTCGAACAAATGAATGCTTTGGAACAGAGGATATTGGCACAGCAGACGGCTGGAGGTGATGACGATGAAGAAAAAAGCTAAGCCGGAAGGCTGTGTGCATCCGGATTGCTTTCATTGTCGTCTCCCGGATTGTAAATATAGTAAAACGGAAACATCGGACAGTGAATATCTGGTTCGAATGAATCGCTTTCGGAAGTTCCAGACATCATGTTTGGGTGGAAATGTTCGGGAGGCGCAAAAGACTTATCCGGAGTGCGTGGATAACTGTAGCGGAGTGATATTTGGAAAAAAAGAGGAGGAGACAGATGAGCAATAGACCTCAGATCACAGCAATTCTCTCACTGTCAATATTAAAACACATCTGCCCGAACAATGACCCCAGAATCTATTGGGCGAGAGAGGTAACTTTTGATTGGGCGACATCACATTCGGTCAGAGTTGATTTTATGAAATTTAAACCAGTGAACAATACTGTTTCTGGCATTGAAAAAGGTGACTTTTATTGTTATGAGGTTAAATCGTCTGTCGATGATTTTCATAGCAAGAATGGTCATAATTTTATTGGCGATTACAACTATTATGTAATGCCAGAAGAAGTGTACGAGAAGATCAAGCAAGAGATTCCTTGCCGGGTAGGCGTGTACGTACCAGCCGGAATGGCTTATCAAGGTGAGTGGTACGATCTTAAAGTAATCAAGAAAGCAAAGAGGCAAGACAGGAGTAGACCAGTGTCGGAAATGTTGCTGATGATGTTCCGTTCTGCAGCAAGGGAAAGGAGTAGTAATGGAGAGATTAACAAAGATTTATAAAGATGGAACGCACGGAATGAGTAGTAGTTATTGGAATTATGAAGATGACGAGAATATTATCTGCCCTTATTGTGGCAAAGAATATGAGCCATCTTACGAAGATACATATATAGGCGATGATCGTGTTGATTGCTATACCGAAGACACCAACACATACACTTGCGAGAAATGTGGCAAGAAATTCACAATGTATGGTTATGAAGCCGGGTGGAAGTATCGCACTGAAACAATTGACGGAGAAGCAACAAAAGAAGAGGTTGAAGATTTACAAAATTAAGAAAGGAGCAGGAATGGATATTAGAAATTTATATAAGGCGAAAAGTGCTCGCAATGGAGAGTGGTGCATAGGAAGCTTACTGCAGCGTAAAGATGAGTATTACATATGCCCACTTTCTGGTATATATACGGTCGAATTTAGCAATGAAGAGGATCTATATGAATTTGGTGGCTTTGTGCTGGTGGATAAAGACACAATTTGCCGATGCACTGGTCTGGTGGGTAAAAAAGATGGAAATATTATTTATGAGAATGATGTTATAAAATATCATTTTGGCAATGCATATGCACAAATCAGATATGGAGCGTATCAAAGCTGCTTTGATAGTAAAAAAACAGAGCATATAGGATTTTATGTGGATTGGCCAGAGAGCAGGAATTATCGAAAAGATTTAGGATATTGGATAAATATGGTTAATGCAGAGGTTGTTGGAAACGTTTTTGATAATCCGGAATTGTTAGAAGGAGGCGAATAAGATGGAATTAGAATTAGATGAAGTAATTGAAAATTTGGAATATCTCGTTTCGGATAGTTGCACAGACACGCAGTTTGATTACGTTGAAGAAATAGAGATTGCAACCAAGTCATTTAAAAAGCAGATTCCCAAAAAAGTGCAGGAAAAACATATTGACGAATATATATGTCCTTCCTGTGGAGAAGAAAACAGTGGATGCGATGAAGGGAAGATAACAGATAGATACTGCCCGAAGTGTGGGCAGAGATTGGGGGTTAAGAATGAGATCGATTGATATGGCAATACATGACCTAAAAGGAGAGTATGCAAGCGACTATAATAAGCAACTGGCTGAGTGGCTAGAAGAACTGAAAGAATTGCGTTCATACAAGAAAAAAATGGAAATGCAGTATCTGGACGATATTAGCAACCCATTGGAACCATTAAAACTGACATCAGCATTAGAAAGTGAAATATTTAAGTACAATTACAGAAAAAAGCATACGCCACAGGATATCAATGTTCTTGATTTTACAGTTATACATGCCTTGAAGCATTGCTTGGAAGAACAGTTAAAAGAAAGCGAGGGAGTAACAAATGGAAGTAAATAAAATAAAAAAGTCGCATGAGAAATCTTTTTTTGAATGGTGCGAAGTTAAAAGTCCGTTTTTTCGTGAAGCAATACAAATGCATACATCTGTTCGCGGTGAGGAATGTGCGGTGTTACAGGTCATGGTGTTTGGCGAACCAAATAGTCCTAGAGCAATAATAGAATTTGTTAAATGTGAAGATTATAAGCAGTCGGTGTCGGATTTCGACACCGAAAAGAATGGGGATCTCGAGAAACTTATTGGCATAAAATTGCAGGAACTTTCAAAAATAATATTGGCATACAAAGACAGTGCGGAGAAATCGGTGTCGGATTCCGACACACAAAACTAAATTGCAAAAAGATGAGAGAAACACGAAGCAATTATGTGATATATTGATAGTGTCGAAGATTAGGGAAGTCGATGGCTTGATGCAGATCAAACCAGTTGACTTCCTTTTTGTTTGCAGGAGGTGATAATGAATTGAACTCGGTGCAGCCAATCCGTGACATGGAGCTGGTTAATGACATTGCGGATTATTTGAAGGGGAGAAGCGAAAGAGATTATATGATGTTCCTCTTCGGGATCTATTCCGGATTGCGCATTAGCGATATTCTTAAACTACGAGTGCGAGATGTTAAGGGCAAAGACAGAATTACCTTGCGAGAGAAAAAGACTGGCAAGGAAAGGAGCTTCCCTATCAATGCGGCATTAAAGAGTAAGATCAAGAAATATGTAGCTGACAAGGAAGACTATGTGTATCTGTTTAGATCAAGACAGGGAAAGAACAGACCTATCAGCCGACAGCAGGCGTATAACATCATACGCAAGGCAGGCGAAGAGTTTGGCCTATATCAATTGGGAACACACACATTGAGAAAAACATTTGGTTATCATCTTTACCGGCAGACTAAGGATGCAGTGACAATTCAGAAGATATTAAATCATGCCAGTGTGGAGATAACGATGAGATATATTGGCGTGACACAGGACACGATGGATGCAGCAATGGATAAGTTGAGCTTTCGTGTTTAACCTTTTTTATTTTGCTTTTTCTGGTTAGTTTGTCATATTGAACTGGCGTAAAACTGACAGAGCAAAAATAGAGTTTCTTCTATTAGCAGCAAAAATAGAGTGAGTAAGACAGACTATTAACATATGTCAATCTGATGAGGAGGAGAGGATATGTTGAAATCTTGTTCAAGGTGTGGGCGTATCCATGCACGAGGAGATCCGTGTCCGGTAAAGTGTGCCAAAGTTGTAGAGAAACGAAACAAGGAGATTGTTCGTTTTCGAAACAGGCAGGTATGGAAACGGATGCGTGAGCATATTAAGGAGCGAGACAAGTTCCTATGTGTTTATTGTCTAAAAAAGTTGCAGGTGCTTAATGCAGAGGAATTGAGTGTACATCACATTGTTCCTTTGGAAGAGAACTTTGACCTTGCGTTGGAGGAAGAGAATCTGATCACGCTATGTCGAGAGCATCATGAACAGGCAGAAAAGGGTGTGCTTAATCGAGCAGAGTTAAAGATGATGATTTATGACTCCCCCCAGGGTGTCGACGCCCTAAAATAGGGAGCACCTTGGCACCGACAGCCTGCCGTAATGCATAAAATATTCCCACATCAGTTTTTTTGAGAGGAAGGAGGGGACGCAATGCCGACACCGCCTAAGCCGGTTAGTGTTTTAAGAACAGAGAAAAAGAGCCACCGAACGAAAGCAGAATTGGCTAAGCGTCAAGCTGGAGAAGAGAGCCTTTTGACAGGAAAGAAATTGAAAGAAGATGCCTTGGTCAAGCAGAATCCGCATGCGCATAAAGAATTCATACGAATGAAAGCCTTGCTTAAGGGCATTGACAAAGCGGACGATCTGTATGGAGCAACCATCAATCGTTATTGTATGCTGCGCGCGGAAGAGTTGGAGCTACTTGCTAAGTTACAAAGATTAGATCAGCAGATCAATGTCATCTATGACCGCTTAGGGGATTATAGGGATGCAGAATTCAGAGATTTATCAGCGTCGTTAGCGTCGCTCGAAAAAACTTATGCATCGCTCCAGCGAAGTGTACATACAAAACGCAAGATGCAGAGCGACATTGAGAGAGAAAATGTCATGACCATTGCGTCGGCATTACGCAGCATTCCCAAAAAGGTGGATGAGGATGCAGATCCTTTGAAGGAGATATTGAATGGACGAATTGGTTAAGCAGTCAAGGGCTGTGGAATATGCGCAGTGGTGCATCCAACCAAATAACGACAAAGTTCCGATCTATGTAAAACGTCAGGCAATACAGTGGCTTGCAATAGCAGATGGCAAAAATGCGGAAGCATATGTGGATGTGGACACATTGGCGGTTGTTTCCGGTTTGCTGAAAATCATGGTGCATCCGGATCTGCACTGCAGCATGTATGAGGGACTGGAAGATTATGCATGGCTTTTGATCGTGGCTGCATTATGCACGATGTCGCAGGATGGAAGCAGATATTATCAAACAGTGTTGCTTGAGATTTCCAGAAAAAATTTCAAGACCTTTAATTCTGCGGTGATATTTATTCTACTGATGCTGACAGAACCGAAGTTTGGACGATTTTTCAGCGTAGCACCAGACCTGGCATTATCCAGCGAGCTTAAGATGGCAATCCGTAAAATAATCAAGAGTTCTCCGCTCTTATACAACGCAAACGGTAAAAAACATTTTGAACTGCTGCGAAGTGAGATCCGTTGTGATCTCACAGAGAGTACCTATGTGGCTCTCGCATATAGCAAGGATGGAATGGATGGTAAACAGGCGAATGCTTTTCTCGCAGATGAGGCGGGTGCTTTGGATGAGTATCCTGTAGAGGCGATGCGATCATCACAGTTAGTGTTGGTCAATAAATTAGGAATTATCATATCAACGCAGTACCCTAATGACAACAATGTGATGATCGATGAGATTGACATTGCAAAAAAAACATTAGATGGTCTGTTTGACATCAACAACACAAGGGTGTTTGCGTTATTGTATGAGCCGGACGATGCATTGCAAAAAGATGAGGTGTGGCAAAAAGATGATCGAGTGATCTATCAGGCTAACCCCGTGAGTGTGCATAACAAAACAGTGTATGATGATTTGCTTAAAAAACGCACGATGGCGATCTATTATGAGAATAAGCGTGAAAACTTCTTGTGCAAACACTGCAACATTCGGTACAAGGGACTTGGTGTGGAGGGCTATATTGATGTTAATAAAGTCAAGCGCTGCAAGATTCCGAAAGACGATGCGTTTTGGTGCGGCAAGCGTGTTTGGCTGGGACTTGATTTGTCGCAGTCCGATGATAATACAGCCGTTGCTATGGTCACGATGTACCATGATGAGATGTATGCAAGGGTATGGGGATTTATTCCGGAAGAGAAATTAGCGTTAAAGGAAAAGAAGGAGCATGTTGACTACCGCAAACTGATCCGGCAAGGCTGTTGCTTTGCTTGCGGTGGTGAGGTTATAGATTATGGATTTGTGGAAGAGTTTATCCTAAACTTGCCAAAGACCTATGGCGTGGAAATCGCACAGGTTGGATATGACCGCTATAATGCAATTTCCACGATCAATAAGTTGGAAGCAAACGGAATTGAATGTGTCCAGATTAAGCAGCACTCTTCGGTGTTGCATCCGGCAACAAAGTATTTGAAGGAACAAATATTGCAACAACTTTTTCATTACGAAGAAAATCTTATGTTGGAAATTAACTTTTCCAATGCGAGATGCGTTGAGGACACGAATAAAAATAAATATGTAAACAAGAAAAAATCCAATGGCAAAGTGGATATGGTTGTAGCACTTATTGATGCGGTGTATCTGGTGCAGCAAGAAGTTCTGTTTGGTAATGGATTTTTTGTTTATTACTAAGTGTCGGAATCCGACACCGGAAAGGATTATTATGGGATTGTTTTTTCATAGAGAAAACCGTGCTGATGATAACAAAGAAGTAAATGATGTAATTGACGAATCAGATCTTAGTGTGGCGTTGCTATCAGCAGTAGTGTCTAACACAAGCATAACGAGAGATCAGGCATTGCAATTACCGACAGTGGCGGCATGCATAAGCATTATTGCAGGGGTTATAGGGTCGCTGCCAATAAGGTTATATCGGCAGGAAGGGGATAAGACGGTTGTTCAAAATTCGGACAATCGTCTTTTTACATTGAACAGAGATACGGGTGATACATTAACCTTAACACAGTTTTGGCGAGCTATGATTAGTGACTATTATCTTGGCAGTGGTGGCTATGCATATATCCACCGAGAATATTCAATGCCTAGATCACTACATTATGTCAAGAAGTCCTGTGTCAGCATAATGCACAATGCAGATCACATTTATAAGGATTATACGGTTATGGTAGATGGACAGCGTTATCAACCGTTCGACTTTTTTAAGTTGCTTCGTAACACGGAAGACGGCTGGAAATCAAAACCGATAACAGAAGAAAACACTATTATTCTTGCCACAGCATATCGGGAGTATGTGCTTGAGCACTCTTTGGCTGTGAAGGGCGGGAATAAAAAGGGCTTTCTGACATCGGAGTTCCAGCTAACCAATGATCAGGTTTCGAAAGTTAAAAGAGCTTTTCGCAGGTTGTTTGGAACCGGGGAAGAAAATGCGATTGTACTTCCGAAGGGAACGAAGTTTCAAGAGTCATCCAACACATCTGTGGAGATGCAGTTGAATGAAAACAAGGAATCAAATGCAGAGGCTATAGCTGCGATATTCCATGTTCCGTATGGCATCATTGAGGGGCATGGAACGAAAGAGGACTTTGATACCTTGATCAAATTAGCTGTAATGCCGCTTGTCAACGACATTGAAGCGGAACTCAATCGAGTGTTTTTACTAGAAGAGGAAAAGACGAACTGTTACTTTGCAATAGACACAACGAAACTCATCAGAGGAAGCATTGAAGAGAGATACAACGCCTATAAGACAGCGTTAGAAGCTAACTTCTTACAAATTGATGAGGTTCGCAACATGGAAGACATGCCTCCTATGGGCATTGACTTTATAAAACTTGGATTGGATGCGGTGTTGTACAATCCAAAAACAAAGCAGGCGTATACACCGAATATCGACAAGATTTCAAGTGTAGATGGATCTGCTGGAAAGGAGGACGATCATGCAGGCGAAGGTCAGGGATAATAAGCTGCATATAAGCGGCTATGTAAATGTTCCGGGGCGCTTATCGTCACGCCCGGTCTATACGCCAAAACATGGCAAGGTCATGGAAACGATCGAGCAGAGAGCATTTACCAAAGCACTGGACAGAACGCACGATGTCAGGTTGTTATTAGATCACTTGGCAGACCGGGAATTGGCGAGTGTGGCTGCTGGCAATCTTACATTAAAAGAAGATCGAATTGGATTACGAGCGGAGACGGTCATTGATGACCCGGAAGTGGTGCAAAATGTTGATAAGCTGCGAGGCTGGTCTTTCCAGATGCTCAATGTTAAAGATCGCTTGGAACAGAGAGCGGATGGTTTACCGATCCGCCATGTTGAGGACTTTGACATGCCGGAAATATCGCTCATTTTGCACAAGAATCCAGTTTATGCTTCGACATCTATCGAATTGCGATCAGATGATGAGGCAGAAGTGGAATGGAGAGCGGTAGAGACATCGTTTGAAGTTTCTAAAGATACCGGACAGGGAATCGATTATACAGCTTTTGAAAACAGAATTAGTGAAGCAAGAATTGCCACAAGGTAGTTCTAAAAATAGAGGAATCCGAAAGGGTTCCTTTTTTGATGAAAGAAAAAAGGAGGAAACAAATGTATTTGAAACAGTTGAGAGAAAAGAGAAGTGCAAAGGTAAAGCGCATGCAGGAGATCCTTGCGGGGGCAAAGGGCGAAAACCGTGCTATGAGCGAGGAAGAGCAGAAAGAGTTTGATGAAGCTGAAGCGGAGATTGCTGATCTGGATAAGACGATCACTGCCGCAGAAAAGGCGAAAGAACTCGCACAGCAGGAAACGGATGAGAACAATCCGGAAGATGAAGATGAGGATGAGGTAAAGGATAAGAAAGACCAGGATGGTGAAAACCGTGCGGAAGATGACAGAAGAATATTTGCTGATTACATTAGAGGTGTTGTCACAGGGGAGAATCGTGCAGATATGACATTAGGCGAAAATGGCGCAGTGATTCCGACCACGATTGCTAATGAGATCATCAAAAAGATCAAGGATATTTCTCCGGTATACAATGATGCAGCGAAGTATAATGTCAAAGGCAATTTGTCTATTCCGTATGTTGATGAGGATGGAACATCTCTTGCGGTAGCGTATGCGGATGAATTTGCTGAGCTGGAAGGTTCAAAGGAAAAATTTGCCAGCATTGAATTGAGTGGCTTCTTGGCAGGCATATTAGCAAAGATCAGCAAGTCTTTGGTCAACAATTCTGACTTTGACATTGTCGCAGAAGTAACGACACAGATCGCGGAAGCGTTTGCGTTGTGGCTCGACCATGAAATGCTTATCGGCACACCGGGTAAGATTACAGGCACATCAACGGCAACCAAAAAAATTCAGTCAGAATCAGCCACGGTGATTTCTTTTGACGACATCATTAAGTTAAAGGATGCCGTTAAGTCAGCTCATCAGACGGGAGCATATTTTGTAATGAGAGACACGACGCTGACGGCGGTTCGCTTGCTCAAAGATAAAAACGGTCGTTATCTTGTTAATGATGATGTTACAGAAGAGGGCAGACCAACGATTCTTGGCAAGGCTGTTTATACATCCGATGCTATGCCGGAGATTGGTAAAGATGCAGAACCGATCATTTATGTGAATCCAAAAGTAGCGCTGGCGGTGAAGCTGACGGAAGATATGGAATTGCAGGTTCTGAAAGAAAAATATGCTACCCAGCATGTCATCGGGGTAGTAGGATGGGCGGAAGTCGATGCTAAAGTTAAGAATCAGCAGGCAATCGCAAAGCTCAAGATGGCGGCATCATAGGAGGGATTGCATGAAGGTAGGAGCAACGGTTAGCTTCTCCGGACCGAAGATTGCAATGGCACCGGGGGAGATCAAGGACATAACGGACAAGGCGTTAGTGGATGATCTCCTTCGTGCCGGCTATGTCAAGAAAGTTTCCGGAGGAAAAGTAAATGAAAGTAAGCGAACTGCAACCAAGTGATGTTCTTGGATATATGCGCCTGGATGAGGAAGGCGAGGAAGAATTACCGTTGTATCTGGATGCGGCGGTGCATTATGTATCATCTGCGTTAGGACTTCCAGTGTCTTCTGATGGAGTGGAAGATTGTCTGGATAATCATCCGGATATAACCATTGCAGTGCTGGCACTGTGTGGCGACATGTATGACAATCGCTCTGTATATGTGGATGGTGCGGTCATGAATCGCACAGTGGAGACGGTGCTTGCGATGTATAATGCGAATATCGGTTAGGATTAGGAGGTACTTTATGCAAGTAAATCCCGGGGAACTGAATAAGCGTATTGAGATCTATTGCATGGATTCCGAAGATGATGACGAAGAATTTCCTGTGCCCGTAAAAAAGACGGTACGGTCGACTTGGGCATCGTTCAAGCGAACATCCGGAACGGAGAAATTCAGATCCGGTAAGGATATGAGCGAAGTGCAGTGTAGATTTTTGGTGCGTCATACGGAGAAGAAACTCACTACTGACATGAAAATCTTGTATGACGGTGCGTTGTACGAGATTTTGTATATCAATGATTATGAGGATAGTCATAGATATGATGAAATATGGAGCAGAAAGGTGGAGTGATAGATGGGGCGGTTTGAATTTGATATTCCGGATGATTTATTTAAGGAGCTGGAAGATAGTTTTGACGATGTTGCACCGAAAATGATCGATGCGGCATTGCCCGTTTATCAAAAAGCGATGGAGCAATCTATCAAAGAATCTGTATCATCTGCTCCGGAAGCGGTCAAGAGACAAACATCTGGTTTGGTAAAATCCTTGACGGTCAGAAAGGCAAAACAGTCTGACACGAACGCATATATCGGAAACATTGTTTTTGCGGGAAAAGACCCAAAAGGTAGCCCCAATGTAGTTAAGGCAATGGGGTTGGAATACGGCAACAGCCATCAAATTCCGTCACCTTTTATGCAAAGAGCGGTCAATTCCTGCGAAAAAAATGTATTAGCAAAGATGGAAGAGGTATTTAACAGAGAGGTAAAGCAATGACAGTAACAGGGCAGTTAAAAAAGGCGTTAAAGAGTGTATGTTCCGAGGTTGCAAGGGACAAATATGAGGGAAAAAAAGATACCTACATTGTCTATAATGTAGCCACAGAACAAGCGGGGAATTATGTAGATGATTCGCCGCATAGCGAAACGGTATTTTTGCAAATACATTTATATATGCCGTCAAGTGTGGATTATACAACACTGCAGGATGCGGTAAAGAAAACCGTGTCTGACAATGGTTTTAGTTATCCACAAACTGCGCTAAACACTGTGGAAACTGACACGAACATCAGACATATTTGTCTGACCACAAACAAGGAAAAGGAGATTTAACTATATGGCAACAACAGGATTAAGTGGATTTGTCCACGCAGATTTTGATGAAGACAAAAAGACATATGCAAAGCCGGCTAAGTTGGCTGGAGCGATCGAATTTAAAGAAGCGCTTGATCGAAATGATGCGAAATTATACGCAGATAATGAGCTGAAAGATTCGGATACATCTGTAACTGGTGGAAAGGTCACATTATCGATCGACGATGATGATGACGAGATCTTTGCTCCAATTTTAGGCGAAGAAGTAACGACGCTCTCTATTAAAAGCAAAGAGTATAAGGTGGTCAATTCTAAGACATCGGACAAGCCTAAATTTCAGGGATTTGGCTACATTGCAGCTAAAAACAATGGTAAGTATAAGGCAACTTTTTATCCAAAAGTGACCTTTGCCCGCAGCGATGAAGAGGCTAAGACAAAAGAGGATAAGACGGAATATACCAAGCCGGGTGTCGAGGGCACAATCTACCCAGTGGATGGTACTTATAAAGAAACTGTGATCACGGACACGGTAGAAGAGGCAGTGGCTGTCTTGAAAGCATTGTTTGGCGATACTACGGAGGCTACAGAATAGTAGCATGAACATAGTGTATAGGTGGGCAGGGGAAATCCCCTGCCTGTAATTGGAGGTAACCAATATGAGACTTTATGATTTGCCGATTGATGGCAATGTTTACACGGCATGCTGTGGGCTTCATGCTCTGGAACAGCTCCAGAATCAACATGGATCGTTGGATGTATTTGAGAAAAAGCTAATTGGTGATGCAAAGGAAAATGTGTCGCTTGACATAGCGACAGTGCGTAACACGGCGAGACTGTTTCTGGAAGATGGTGCGAAAGCCTCCGGATCAGAGTTGACGAAAAAGGACATAGAGAGCATCATAGACAATGCAGGCGGTGTATATGACCTGGCAGCAAATTTGTATGTGATATTCTCGAAGAGCATCGCTTCCAATGTCGATGAAAAAAACGAGGAGAGCCAGACGGAGACAGAGTAAATATTGACTTCGGCTGGCTGAAATATGTAAGTGTGGCCAGACTGGGTTTTAGTCACACGGAAACAATGTGGCTCTCGTTTGGAGAG